GCTGCAAACGGCCCCGTTCACGCTGCCGACCAACACCGGGATCGTGCAGCCGCAGGTCGTCATCAGCGGGACCAACGGAGCGGCGATCACGGCACAGATCGGCACTTGCATGCTGCGCAAGGTCGCCTGATTCCAAGCCCCTGCCGGTGCACATCGAGTAAGCCCACCCCATGGCCTCCAAGACCGACATCTGCAACCTGGCCCTGAGCCACTTCGGCCAGGCCGCGGACATCAGTTCGATCGACCCGCCCGACGGCAGCGCGGAGGCCGAGCACTGCGCGCGGTTCTACCCGATCGCCCTGGCCGAACTGCTGGAAGCGCACCCGTGGACGTTCGCCACGAAGCGCGCCACGCTGGCCGAGCTGACCAACGACCGCGAGGACTTCACCTACAAGTACCAGGTGCCGGCCGACTGTGCCAAGCCGCGCCGCCTGCTGCCCGACGGCTACACCAGCGACGAGGACGACGGCGCCGAATACCAGCGCGAGGGCAGCTACATCTACACCGACGAGGTGAACGCCACGCTGGTCTACACCTACCGGCTGAACGACACGACGAAGTTCTCGGGCCTGTTCGTGACGGCCCTGTCGTTGCGACTCGCGTCCTACATCGTCGGTCCGATCATCAAAGACCCGAGCGGCGTGGTGCAGGACCGGCTCTACCAGCGCAGCGAGCGCAAGCTGGCCGAGGCTCGCGTCAGCGACGCCAACAGCGAGCGCAGCCGCGCGACGCACACCTCGACCGCAGCAAGGGCCCGCTGATGGCCGGCATGCACAAGCCCCTGATGCGGTCATTCGCCGGGGGCGAGATCACCCCGGAGCTCTACGCCCGGCTCGACCTCGACAAGATGCAGACGGGCCTGGCCCGCGCGCTGAACTTCCTGGTGCTGCCGCACGGGCCGGCGGCCAACCGGCCGGGCTTCCAGTTCGTCAACGAGGCGCGGGTCAACACCGGCTGCCGGATGATCCCGTTCGCGTACAACGTCGAGCAGACGATGGCGCTGGAGTTCACCGACCAGCGCGTGCGCTTCCACACCAACGGCGCCACGCTGCTGGAGACCGGCCTGGCGATCAGCGCCATCACGCAGGCCAACCCCGGCGTGCTGACCTACGTCGGCACCGACCCGAGCAACGGCGACACGATGTACCTGTCGGGCATCGGCGGCATGACCGCGCTGAACGGCCGCTACGTGAAGGTCGCCAACGTCAACGCCGGCGCGAACACCTTCCAGTTGACCGACCTGGCCGGCGCCAACATCGACACGTCGGCGATGCCGGCGTTCACCGCCGGCGGCACCGCGGCGCGCGTCTATACCGTCACGACGCCCTACCTGGCCGCGGACCTGTTCGACCTGCACTACACGCAGTCGGCCGACGTGCTGACGATCACGCACCCGAACTACGAGACGCGCGAGCTGCGCCGCCTGGGCGCGACGAACTGGCAACTGTCGACGGTGACGTTCGCGCCGGCCATCGCCACGCCGGCCGTACCGGCTGGCGCCGTGACGGGCCCGGGCGGCGGCACGCCGATCAACCACGAGTACGTCGTCACCGCGGTGTCGGCCGACACCTACGAGGAATCGCTCGCGTCGCCCAGCGTGACGCTGAGCCATGACCTGACGGTCGTCGGCAACAAGACGCAGATCACGCCAGCCGCGGTCGCCGGCGCGATGCGCTACAACGTCTACAAGCTGGCGAACGGCGGCCTGTTCGGCTACGTCGGGCAGAGCGACGGCACCGTGTTCGAGGACGACAACATCCTGCCGGATATGTCGCAGACGCCGCCCGAGGCGAGCGCGCCGTTCACCGGCGCCGGCAACTACCCGTCGACCGTCACCTACATGGAGCAGCGGCGCTGCTTCGGCGCCACCGACAACCGGCCGCAGAACGTCTGGATGACGCGCAGCGCGACCGAGAGCAACCTGTCGCAGTCGGTGCCGCTGCGCGACAACGACGCGATCATCTTCCGCATCGCGGCCAGCCAGCAGAACCGCATCCGACACCTGGTGCCGCTGGGCGACCTGATCGCGCTGACCGCCGGCGGCGAGTTCCGCATCTACGCCGCGGGCAGCGACGTGCTGACGCCGGCCAGTGTGACGCCGAAGCCGCAGAGCTACGTGGGCGCCAACAACGTGCAGCCCTGCGTGGCCGAGACCAGCGTGCTCTACGTGCAGGCCCAGGGCGGGCACGTGCGCGAGTTCGCCTTCGCTGGCGAAGGCATCAACGGTGCGCTGTACCGGACCAACGACATCAGCATCCTGGCGCCGCACCTGTTCGACGGCTACGACATCGACGACCTGGCCTACAGCCGGTCGGCCAAGTGCCCCACGCTGTGGGCGGTGCGCAGCGACGGCCGCCTGCTGGGCTTGACCTACGTGCCGGGCCAGAACGTGCGGGCCTGGCACCAGCACGACACCGACGGCACGTTCGAGTCGGTGTGCTGCGTCGCCGAGGGCGGCGAGGACGTGCTCTACGCCGCGGTGAACCGCACGATCAACGGCCGTGCCGTGACCTACGTCGAGCGGCTGCACACGCGCCAGTTCAGCACCCTGGCCGACGCGTTCTTTGTCGATTCCGGTCTGACCTACAGCGGCGCGCCGACGGCCACGGTCAGCGGCTTGTGGCACCTGGTCGGCAAGACCGTGAGCATCCTGTCCGACGGCGCCGTGCTGCCGCAGCAGGTGGTGCCGGCCAGCGCGACACTCACGCTGCCGGTCGCGGCCAGCAAGGTGCACGTCGGCCTGCCGATCACCGCGAACCTGCGCACACTGCCGCTGTCGTGGCAGGCCGACGGCTTCGGCCAGGGCACGATCAAGAACATCAGCAAGGTGCATGTGCGCCTCGCCAATTCCAGCGGCGTGCACGTCGGCCCGACCGACGGGCGGCTCGTTGAGATCAAGCAGCGCACGACCGAGCCCTACGGCTCGCCGCCCGCGATGGTCAACGGCTGGAAGCACACCAACGTCATGCCGCAGTGGGACGACGACGGCGGCGTCGAGATCGAGCAGACGGACCCGCTGCCGGTCATGCTGGTGGCGCTGATGCTCGACGTGGTGTCAGGCGGCTGATGTGAAGGTCGAGATTCGCGAGCTGCGCGACGGTGACGCTGAAGCGCTGCTCGCGAACCTGCGGCCGGCCGACCGCGACGAGATCGAGGCCCTGCTCGGGCCCGGCGCCGAAGCGCGGACCCTGGCCGAGAGCATCGAGCGTTCGGTGCTGCTGTGGGTTGCGGTCGCCGGCGACGAGATCGCGGCGATCTTCGGCGTCGTGCCGATCAACATGCTCGGCGGCCAGGGCGCCCCGTGGCTGCTCGGCACGCCGCTCATCGACCGCCACAGGGGTGCATTTATCAAGCTGAACCGCATCTACATTGCGCGGATGCTGGCCCTGTTTCCGACGCTGCTGAACATCGTGGACGCGCGCAACGTGAAGTCGATCGCGTGGCTGAAGCACATGGGCTTCAAGGTGTACCCGCCGCAGACGCTGGGCAAGGCCGGCCTGCCGTTCCACCCGTTCGTGATGGGGCCGCTGCATGTGTGAGCCGACCAGCATCGCCATGGTCATCGGCGTGGTGCTGGCTGGCGTCGGCGCCTACCAGGCGTCCGAGACGCGCAAGGACCAGGCCAAGTACCAATCGCAGGTCGCGGAGAACAACCGGCAGGTCGCCGAGTGGCAGGCCGCCGACGCGAAAGAGCGCGGTGATGTGGCCGCGGCCGGCGTGCGGCGCAAGTACGCCGCGCTGCAGGGCACGCAGACGGCATCGCTCGCCGCGCGCGGCTTGGACATCAGCGAGGGCTCGGCGAACGCCATCCTCACCGACACCGACTTCTTCGGCGATTACGACCAGCGGGTCACCAAGGCCAACGCGGCGCGCGAGGCATGGGGCTACAAGGTGCGAGCGTCGAACTTCGCCGGTGACGCCGCAGCCTACGGCGCGATGTCAGCGGCCGAGAACCCGCTGCTTTCCGGTGCGATGGCCGGCGCCAGTGCGTACTTCAGCATGGGTGGCGGCATGGGTCGCGGCGGCAGCGCACCGGCCGCCAACAGTGGCAGCCTGCTCGACAGCACCGCCACGCAAGTCGCCAGCAGGTGGTACGGCTGATGCGCGTCCCGACCGTCGACGGGCCCAGCGTCGCGCTGAACCCCGCACCGAACGCCTACCAGACCACGCCGCAGGCGCTGGGCGGCGCTGGCATGGTGCGGGCGAAGCAGTTCGACCAAGCTGCGCAGGTCAGCGCCCAGGTCGTCGAGATGCAGCAGAGGCAGCAGAACCGCGACGACATCGACGCGGTGTTCCGTGCCGAGACTGCGCTCAAGGACGACTACCTCAAGTTCGAGCGCGAGGAACTGGGCAAGCAGGGCGTCAACGCCAAGGGCGCCGCCGAGCGCGCGGCGCAGTGGTGGGGCGAGGCGACGAAGTACGGCGAGGGCCTGACCGAACGGCAAGCCCATGCGTTCCGTCGCAGCGCGACGCAGTTGCGGCTGTCGAGTTCGAGCACGCTGGGCCGCCACGAGCAGCACCAGGCGAACGAGGCGCTGAAGGAATCCGCGCAGGCCCGCATCGGCACCGCCGTGAACATGGCGATCGCCGACCCTGTGCCCGAGCGCGTGGCCGCCGCGCGCAAGGAAATCGCCGAGGCTGTCGGCATCGCCGGCAACCTGGCCGGTTACCCGCCCGAGGTGACGCAGGCCAAGATGAGCGAGGCCCTAACGCTCATGCACCGCGGCGTCGTGATGCAGATGGTCGACAACGACCCGGACGCGGCCAAGGCGTACTACTACACGAACAAGAAGGAGATCGCCGGCGCGACGCGCGCGACGATCGAGAAGGCGCTCGACCACGGCGGGCGCCTGCAGAAGGCGCAGGAAGCTGCTGACCAACTGGTCGCGCAGTTCGGCGACAACATGCCCGCCGCGATGGCCCACGTCGAGAAGACCTACCAGGGCGAGGACGAGAAGGCGATCAAGGCCGAGGTGCTGCAGCGTTTCACGACGATCAAGCAGACGAAGCAGGCTATGTCGCAGACGGCCTACGAGACCGCGATGCTGCACACCGTGCAGGGCCAGAAGGTGCCCGCCGCGGTGTGGTCGCAGATGGACGACGGCCACAAGGCCGCGATCATCGAGAAGCGCGAGGCCGAGGCCAAGCAGCGCCGGCTCGAAGCCGAGGGCAAGGCGGTCAAGACCGACTTCGGCACGTGGGACAAGGTTAACCGCATGGTGACGGATGACCCCAAGGCCTTCGTCGCGTTCGACCTGGGCCGCTTGGCCGACAAGATCTCGCGCGGCGACCTGCAGCAGTTCGCCGACCTGCAGCGCAAGCTGCGCACCAGCGACGACAAGCCGCTGAAGGAAGCGGTGAACCTGGCCCAGCAGATCGACGTGGTCGTCGACAGCCTGCGCCTGAACGGCACGGCCAACGACGAGAAGCGCGCCCAGTTGCGCAAGTCGATCAACGACGCGCTGATCGCCGAACAGCAGGGCCGCAAGAAGGGCGAGGAGCTGACTTACGAAGAGCGGCAGAAGGTCATCGACCGCCAGATCATGAAGGTCACGGTCCCCGGCTTCATCTGGGACACGACCAAGCGCGCCTACGAGCTCAAGCCCGGCGAGGCTGAGAAGGCGAAGATCGTGGTGCCCGACGATGACCGCAAGCTGATCATCCAGGCCCTGAAGGCCAAGGGACGCCCGACCGACGAGCAGGCTATCGTCGAGCTTTACCGGCGACAGAAAGGCCTGTAGTGGCGACGAACCCGTACCTGGACACGCTCAACCTCGAAGAGCAGCGGGTCCGCACGACCGACAGCGCCACCGGCGCGCCGCCGAAGAACCCCTACCTCGACACGCTCGAAGCCGACGAGGCGCTGAAGCGCGCCCAACAACAGGCCGCGCTGCGCACCGCCGCGGCGGTGAACCCCGACGAAGCCGCGAAGGCGAGCAAGCTGGCTGCATCGCGCGGCCTGCCGCAGGACGTGGTGCTTCGCAACCTGCAAGACGTGCAGCGGCAGGACAGCTTCGAGCGCGCCGACACGCTGCTGCAGGGCTCGCCCGCGCTGGCCGCGAAGATGCGCGACCTGCCGTTCGCCCAGGTGGCGCACGACAACGTCGAGAACCTGTCGGCCATCGAGTCGGCGGTGCGCTACCTCGTCAGCCACCCGAGCGCGAAGAACACGCTGATGGGCGACATCGGCGCCGGGGTGCAGCGGGCCAACCGCGGCGCGGCCGGCGTGTTCCAGGCAGTCGCCGAGTTCCCGGCGCCGCTGCTCGATTTTCTCGAGGGCAACAAGTTCGGCGGCAATCCGCTGCGGCGCCTGGCCGAGGGGTTCGCCGCGAAGGGCGCGGCCTCCGAACGCAAGGCGGAGGAACTGTCGCCGCCGCAAGAGGGCAACATCGCCGGCGGCATCTCCAGCGGCGTGCAGTCGTTCACGCAGAACATGATCGCGTTGCCGCTCGCGCTGTTGCCCGGCGGGCAGGGCGCGGCCCTGACGATGATGGTCGGCGGGCAGGGCGGCCAGTCCTATCAAGACGCGCGTGAGAAGGGTCTGTCGATGCCGCAGGCGCTGCCCTACGCCGCGTCGCAGGCCGCGATCGAATACGCGACCGAGAAGATCCCGCTCGCCCGCCTGATCGGCGACGTGAAGGTCGGCACCTCGTTCTTCAAAACGCTGGTGCGTCAGGCCGCGGTTGAGATCCCCGGCGAGCAGGTCGCGACCATCTTGCAGGACATGAACGAGTGGGCGGTCCTGCCCGAGAACAAGAGCAAGCCGTTCAGCGACTACCTGGCCGAGCGGCCGAACGCCGCCGCGCAGACGCTGATCGCCACGATCGTCGGCACCGGCGGCAACGTCACGCTGACCAAGGCCCTCGCCAAGGTCAGCGGCGCCGAGCAGCAGACGCAGCGGGCAGAGCAGGACGCGAAGAGCCTGGGCAACCTGCTCAAGCTGTCCGAGAAGGACAAGCTGCGCGAGCGCGACCCCACGGCGTTCGCGTCCATGGTGCAGGCCGCGGCCGAGCAGCACGGGGTGCCGGGCGCGGTCTACATCGACGCCGGCAAGCTGGTCGAAACGCTCGCGCAGTCGGGCATGAAGCCCGAGCAGATCGAGGCCGCGCTGCCCAGCACGAAGGCGCAGCTCGCCGAGGCAGTGGCCGCCGGTGGCGACGCCATCGTGCCGATCGGCGAGTTCACTGCGCTCGTCGCGGGCAGCGGGCTCGAAGCCCAACTCGTGAAGCACGCCCGCCTGTCGCCTGACGCCCTGAGCCAGGAAGACGCGAAGACGCTGGCGAAGATCGACCTGAAGGTCGAGACCGAAAAGGTCATGGCGCAGCAGGAAGCGGTCGTCGAAAGCAAGGCCGTGCGCGATCAGGTCTTCGAGCACTTGTCGCTCGCCGGCCGCTTCTCGCCCAGCGTGAACGAGGCCTACGCTGACGCAGTGGCCGCGCTCTACGAGACACAGGCCGCGCGCCTCGGCATCAGCGTCGCCGAGTTCGCGAAGCGCTACCCGCTGAACGTGACCGGCGTGGCCGGCACGCAGCAGAAGCTCGACCAGGGCGAGCGCGTCTACGCCGGCACGTTCAAGGACAAGCAGGGCCGCGACTTCGGCGTCGAGATCACCCGCGAAATGCTGGGCCAGAACAAGGACACGCCGAGCGTGAACGTGTCGGCCATGTTCGAGGGCGGGCGGCGCGGCCGCATCGACTTCGGCGTGCTGCCTGATGGCACGCTCGCCGCCGAGAACACCATGGTCGCGGGCATCTTCCGCGGCGCCGGCATCGCCGAAGGCATGTACCGTGCAGCGCGCGAGGCGGGCTTCGACATCGCGCCCGGCCGCAAGCAAACCGAGCAGGGCGACAAGATGGTCGCGTCGCTGCTCGCGAAGGGCGTGATCAACAAGCCGCGGGCGGGTGTGCTCAATCAAGACCGGCGGATCGACGAGGTCCGCGCAACGATCGAAGCCGCCGGCGTCGACGTGACGGTGAACGAGAAAGACGGCGTGATCACGCTGTCGCGCATCGTCGTGCCGAAGGGGGAGCGTGCTGCGGGCAAGGGTACCGCCGCGATGCAGGCCCTGACCGACTACGCAGACCGCACGAATCAGCGCATCGCGCTGTCGCCGTCGTCTGATTTCGGTGGCAGCAAGAGCCGACTGGTCGACTTCTACAAGCGTTTCGGGTTCGTGCCGAACAAGGGGCGCAGCAAAGACTTCACGATCAGCGAGACGATGGTTCGCGAGCCGAAGCCGTTCGCGCAAGACGCCGACCCGAAAGGGACGTTCACCCCGAGCACCAGCACGATCGCGCTGCTCGCGAAGGCAGACCTGTCGACCTTCCACCACGAGCTCGGGCACTTCTACCTCGAAGCGCTGGCCGACATGGCCGCGCAGCCCGACGCGCCGGCCAGCGTGGTCGAGGACATGAACAAGGTGCTCGAGTGGTTCGGGATCAAGGGTGGCGAGACTGTCGCGGCTGAAGGGTCGAAGACCGGCGAGCTGAACCAACTGCTGCCCGATTTGCCAGCGATGCAGCGCAAGATCGACCAGCAGCGTCGTCTGCTGGATGCGCGACCCGATGGGCACCCGCTTCGCGCTACGGGCGAGCGAGCCCTCGCGCGTCTGGAATCGGAGTACCAGAGTGCACAGCGCGCCGCAGCGCCGGTGCTCAAGAAACTTGAAGGCACCAAGATCGTCGAGGCTGACGGCCGCCCGAAGGTCGTGTACCACGGCGGCGGTGCGGGGGTTGCGCAAGCAGGGAAGTTTCGGCGCAAAGAAGGCGGTCGAGCAATTTGGTTCGCTGACGCCTCTGTCGCGGACACCTACGCCGCAGGCGAAGGGGGCGCACTCTACCCCGTCTATCTGAACGCAAGTAACCCCCTCACGTTCGACGCGGCTGGCGCCACCTGGCAAGAACTGGAGTTTGAGGGCGAACGTCTCAGCACCGACGGCCTCGCCGACATTGCAGAAGCCCGCGGGCACGATGCGCTGATTATCAAAAATCTGCGTGACGAGAACACTGACGACGGCGGCGACACGCCTGCCGACCACTACGCCGTGTTCAAGCCCGAGCAGATTGTGAGCGCGACGAGCGGCGAGACGCTGGCGCAGGACGGCCCCGAGTCGGGGCCGACCGAACCCGTCACGCCGAAGGCCACCCCGCTCGACACCTGGCGCAGCATGAGCCTCGACCAGCAGCGCGAGTTTCACGAGAAATTCGCCCGCGGCTACGAGGCCTACCTGTTCGAGGGCAAGGCCCCGAGCACCGCACTGGCCCGCACGTTCCAGCGCTTCAGCGAGTGGATGCGCCGCATTTACCGCAGCATCAAAGCGCTGAACGTCGAGATCAACGACGACATCCGGCGCGTCTACGACCGCATGCTCGCGAGCGAGGAAGCGATCAAGGAAGCCGAGGCAGCCCGCGCCTATGCGCCGCTGTTCAACGATGCGAAAACACTCAAAGAGGCCGGCGTCGACCCGGCCGCGTACCACGCATTGGCCGCCGAAGCCACGGCGGAAGCGGTCGACCGACTGCAGGCCCGCGGCCTGCGCGACATGCGCTGGCTCTCCAACGCGAAGAACAAGGCACTGAAGGCGCTGCAGAAGGACGCCGCCGAGAAGCGCAAGATCATCGAAGCCCAGGTGCGCGAAGAGGTGAACGCGCGGCCCGAGTACCGCGCCGCCGACCTGCTGAAGGAAGCCGACAAGGAATTCAAGGACGACCCGTTCAGCGCCGACCCTGGCGTGCGGCGCGGCGCCATCGCCGACGCGCTGGGCTTCACGTCGGTCGACGCCATGGCGCAGGCGATCGAGAACGCCCAGCCGCGCAAGCAAGTCATCGAAGGCCTGACCGACCAGCGCATGCTCGAAGAACACGGCGGGCTGTCGAGCCCCGAGGCGCTGGAGCGCGCCGCCGAGCAGGCCATCCGCAACGAGGCCCGCGGCAAGTTCATCGCGACCGAGCTGGCCGCGCTGAACAAGGCCCTCGGCCCGGCCCGCGTTCTGGTGACTGCGGCCAAGCAGTTTGCCGAGAGCGTGATCGGCCGCAAGACCCTGACCGACATCAAGCCGCACGTCTTCGCCGCGGCCGAGACGCGCGCCGCCAAGATGGCCGAGAAGCTGCTCGGCAAGAGCACCGAAGAGGCGGCCACGGCCAAGCGCAACCAGTTGCTGAACCACTACGCCGCGCGCTACGCGCACGATGCGGTGGGCGAGATCGCCAAGGTCCGCGAGTTCTTCGCCCGCGTGGCGAACACGCCCGACGACCGGCTCAAGACCCGCGACATGGATGTCGTGAACGCGGCCCGCGCGGTGCTGGCTGCCTACGGCGTCGGCCGCAAGGGCGAGGCGGCGGCCGAGTACCTGAAGAAGGTCGCGGCCTACGACCCCGACATGAGCCAGGTGCTGCAGGGCTCCGTTGACGCGGCCATGCAGAACGCCAAGCCGCTGGACGAACTCACGCTCGACGAGCTGCGTGCGCTGAACGACGAAGTCGCCAGCCTGTGGCACCTGGCGAAGCGCAGCCGGCAGATGGAAGTCGACGGCGACCTGATGGACCGCGAAGAGGTGCAGGAGGCGCTGAAGGACCGGCTCACCGAGATCGGCATCCCCGACACCATGCCGGGCGACGCCAGCGCCATCACACCGGCCGAGCAGCGGCTCGCCAAGTTCAAGACCTACCTTGCCAGCGCGCGGCGCACCGAGTCGTGGGTCGGCGCGATGGACGGCGCCGACAGCGGCGTCTTCCGCTCGTACATCTGGCAGCCGGTCAAGGAAGCGGCCGACGCCTACCGGACCGACAAGGCCCGCCTGCTCAAGCGCTTCCGCGAACTGCTCGACCCGATCAGGCCGAGCATGCGCAAGCGCATTGTCGACGCGCCCGAACTGGGCTACACGTTCGGCAAGGACACCGGCGGCGTGGCGCTGAACGAGATCTTGCACGCGGTGCTGCACACCGGCAACTCGAGCAACAAGCGCAAGCTGCTGCTCGGCCGCAAGTGGGCGACCGAACTGCCCGACGGTACGCTCGACACCAGCCGGTGGGACGCGTTCATCAAGCGCATGGCCGACGAGGGCGTGCTGACGAAGGCGCATTTCGACTTCGTGCAAGGCGTGTGGGATCTGCTCGAAGAGACCAAGCCGCTGGCGCAGAAGACACACCGCGACGTGTTCGGCAAGTATTTCGCCGAGGTGACGGCCGAGCCCGTCGCCACGCCGTTCGGCGAGTACCGTGGCGGCTACGTGCCGGCGCAGGCCGACCCGCGCGTCGTCAGCGACGCCAAGACCCGCACGCTGATGGAAGAGGAAAACGCCTCGATGGCGTTCGCCTTCCCGGCCACGGCGCGCGGCTTCACGAAGGGTCGCGTCGAGTACAACCGCCCGCTGACCCTGGACCTAGCGACGCTGGCCCAGCACATCGACAAGGTGCTGCTGTTCGGCCACATGGAGCGGCCGATCCGCGACGTGCGGCGCGTGCTCACGAGCAAGGGCGTCGCCTACGGCGTGAACCGCATCGACCCCGCGGCGTTCGACGCGATCATCAGCCCGTGGCTGAACCGCGCCGCCCGGCAGACCGTCACGACGCCGAGCCCCGGACACTGGCAGTCGTGGCGCCTGTGGTCGACGCTGCGCAACCGCGCCGGCATGGCCGCGATGTTCGGCAACGTGGTCAACGCCGCGCAGCAGATCACCGGGTTCACGATCGCTGCGGTGAAGGTGCGGCCGAAGTACCTGGTGGGCGCGATGGCGCACTACGCCGCCAACCCGCGCCAGATGTCCGCCGACGTGGTCGAGGCCTCGCCCTACATGGCCGGCCGCATCAGCAACGAAGTCGCGGCGATGAACGACGCGATCAAGGACATCCTGATCAACCCCGGGCTGTACGAGCAAACGCAGCAGTGGACGATGCGGCACGCCTACTTCATGCAGTCGGCGGTCGACAACGTCATGTCGCCGATCATCTGGATCGCGGCGCGCAACCAGGCGTTGGAGCAGGGGCAGGACGAGCGCGAGGCCGGCCGCTTCGCCGACGCCACCGTGCGGCAGACGCAGGGCTCGACGCTGCCCGAGGACATCAGCAACTGGGAAGGCGGCAGCAGCTTCAGCCGCATGTTCAGCCAGTTCGCCGGCTACTTCAACATGCAGGCCAACCTGCTGGGCACCGAATTCCAGACCATCAGCCGCGACATGGGGCTGCGCAAGGGCGCCGGCCGCGGCCTGTACGTCACCCTGATGGCCTTCCTCGTGCCGGCGTGGGTCAGCGAGATCATCGTGCAGGCGTTCCGCGGCGGCCCGGACGACGAGGACAAGGACGGCGAATTCCTCGACGACTGGCTGCAGGCCGTGTTCGGCATGGCGACGTTGCGCGGCGCCACCGCGATGATCCCGATCTTCGGCCAGGTGGGTAATGCCGTGGTGAACGCGGGCAACAGCAAGCCCTACGACGACCGGCTCGCCACGAGCCCGGCGATCAGCATGATCGAGTCGGCGGTGAAAGCCCCGTGGACGCTCTACAAAGCGATGTTCGAGGACGGCGACAAGTCCAAGAGCGTGAAGGACGTTGCGAGCCTGGTCAGCCTGACAACCGGCATCCCGGCCAACATCGCCGCGCGCCCGCTGTCTTACGCGGCCGACGTGCAGGAAGGTGACGTTGTGCCCACCGGGCCGGCCGACATGGCCCGGGGCCTGGTCACCGGCCGCGCCAGCCCGGCGAGCAAATAGCCGCGTGCACATAGCGGGGGCCTGACCGCCCACAATTTCAGCAGCTTTAAGGCGCTGCTGAATGACCATTTCCTCGACCGACGACCCGCGCGCCGGCCCGTTCAACGGCAACGGTTCGCAGACCGCGTTCCCCTTTGAGTTCAAGGCGTTCAGCAAGGAAGACCTGCTCGTCGTGCGAACCGACGAGGACGGGCTCGAGTTCACCCTCGTTCTCGACAGCGACTACAGCGTCACGCTGAACGCGGACCAGAACGCCGACCCCGGCGGCAGCGTCACCTACCCGATCAGCGGCGACGAACTGCCCGTCGGTGAGACGCTGACGATCGCCAGCAATCTCGACTACACCCAAGAGACCGACATCACCAACGCCGGGGGCTTCTACCCGCAGGTGATTGAGGACGCGCTCGACCGCACGGTGATGCTGGTCAAGCAAGTCAGCGAGAAGGTGAGCCGCGCGCTGCGCGTGGCCGTGTCCACGCCGGACGATGTCGACGTGACGTTGCCGGTGCCGTCGGCGCAGAAGATCATCGGTTGGAACGACACGGCGACCGGGCTAGTCAACCGCGACATCACCGACTTCGCCACCGTGGTCGCCTTCGCGGCCTGGCAGTCGCAGACGTTCGACGGTGACGGCGTGACCACGGCGTTCATGCTGTCGAGCGACCCGGGCAACATCAACAATCTGGACATCGCGATCGGCGGCGTGACGCAGACGCCCGCGGTCGACTTCACGTTGAGCGGCACGACGCTGACTTTCACGAGCGCGCCACCGTCCGGCACCGACAACGTCTTTGTGCGCTGGGGCCAGGCGCTACCGCAGGGCACGACCCAGGCCGGTAGTGTCAGCGTGCTCGACGCCGCCGGCCTGTTCACGGCGACCGATGCCGAGGCAGCCCTAGCCGAACTGGCGGGTGCGAGACTCCACCTTGCGAGCGTGACTACCTTCGGCGCGGACCCGAGCGGCGTATCCGACAGTACGGCGGCGATTCAGGCGGCGATCGACCACTACACGCAGCGGTATGCCGCATACCCGCAGCACGACATATATTCGCGCGGCACGCTCAAGGGCTCGACCCTGGCGCGCGTAATGATCTACTTCCCGCCCGGCGAGTACAAGATCACCGGCACCATCGACTGCACCTACCGCGGCTTCATCCATTTCTTCGGCCGCGGCGCCGTACTGCGCAGCGCCATCTCGACGCCCCTGTCGGCGCCGATGATCGACGCGCGGTTCAGCAATGAAATGTCGTTCGACGGTCTGGTATTTGAGGCCGCGACGGACTTCACCACGCGCTTCCTGCGCTGCGTCTGGGTGGGCGGCAGTGATGACAAAGTGGCCGACTCAACCATCGCCGCCAAGGCGGTGCATTTCCTGAACTGCGAGTTCCGCAACCCGTCCGACACCTGCCTCGACATGGTGAACGACACCGGTACGTTCAAAGCGTCGCTGGACAACTCGACCATCAGCAACTGCTTCTTCGCGGGCGGCGCGGTCGGCTGGAAATACGCCGGCTATGAGTCGTGGATCTCCAACTGCAACCACGCCTCGCAAACCTATGCGGGCGGCCTGCTCTACGACAATGCGAGCCTCGCCTGCTACGGGGCTCACTTCACGCTGGCGAACCTCGCGCCGGCGGTGCTGATCGACACCGACAACAACATCGACAGCGTGCGCTTTGAATCGAGCTACTTCGAGCAATGCACCTACGTTGTCCAAGCGCTGGGCACGGCGAGCAACAAGAAGGCCGACATCCTCATCAGCGGCGGGCGGATCGAGTCTCAGCAGAACGGCATCATCGCGATGCAGAACCGGCGCTGCACGGTCACGCTGCGCCATGTGCGGATCGGCAACACCAACGCCAACACGGCCATCTCCTGCGCCAATACTGGGTCGACGCTGGTGCTCGAGCAGAACCAGACCGAGCAGGACTATGGCGGCGCCATGGCGAACCTCGCGAGCTGGCTGGGCAAGGTTCAGCGCTTCGGGTTCTTGGCCGGTAACCCTGTCAACTACGGCCCGACCGGCACGGTTTCGATCTACGTGGACCCGGCCGCCGGGTCGGACTTCAACGAGGGGTACAGCAGCAACCGCGCGCTGGCCACGCTTGGCGAGGCGATCCGCCGCACGAACGGCGCGGGCTCCACGTCCATCTACTTGGCCTCCGGTCCTGACGGCGCGCCCCGCACCTACAGCCCGCCGGCCAGCTTTGAAATCTGGTCGGGCCGGATCGTGCTGCTGCCGTGGGAAAAGCACGGCGGCGCGGCGACCGCGATCAACCTGCGCACGGTGCTGGACTGCTCGACCAACAAAGTAGCCGTCTGGGGTGGGTTGCTGGAATTGCAGAACCTAACGGTGAGCGGCGGCAGGGCGGCGCTTTGCTATGACGGTGTGGTGACGGCTCTGTCCTGTGTCTTTCCTGCGGCCGGCGCCAACGGAGCGCTGTTCGGTCGCATGTGCCGCTACACCATCAAGGACTGCACCTTCAGCGGTGCCGGCACGGATGTCGGCATCTACGTCGGCGACCAATTCGGCGCCATGGGCGCGTTGTACAGCGGCGGCGGCAACACATGGGGCGCTGTCACCAAGTACACAGCGTTCGCGGGCATCACGACTCACATCACGTCGAGCCTGTGATGCCGCCCGACATCCTCCACCAATCCGAAGCCCTCACGCAGGCGCGCATCGACATCGCCGCGCTTGAGCGCACGGTCGAAGGCATGGGCCGCGAGATCGGCGAACTGAAAACCGGAATGAAAGAACTGGTCGCGACGATCCACGCGATGCGCGACCAGCTCACCGAGGCCCGTGGCGGCTGGCGTGTCCTGATGGCAATCGGCGGCGCGTCGGCCACGGCGGGCGGCGTCATCGCCTGGGCGGCCGAGCACCTGATAGGCAAGACACCATGACGACCAAGGTTCCCTACTCGATGCTGGCCGGCGCGCACAAGAACCGGCTGTGGGTCATGGGCTACCAAGCCACGATCAGCGAGGAACGCGAGACGCTGGTCTCGGGCCGCTGGACGCCGACCGCCACGCTGGGCACGAACGTCGCAGCCGCGACGCCGGGCTCGGCGCACTACATCCGCGTGGGCAACATCGTCCACTTCGCCGGTCGCATCACGATCGACCCGACGGCCACGGGCTTCTGCACGCTCGAGCTCTCGCTGCCCATCGCGTCGAACTTCACCTCGTTGACCGACGCCGCGGGCGTGTTCAACGCGCTGGGCGTCACGGGTGCTGCGACCACGGTGGACACCGGCGCGATCGAGGGCTCGGTCGCCAATGACCGGCTCGTGCTGTCGTTCCACACGACCGACACGGCGAATCGCGCCTACTACTTCGTCGGCAGCTACGAGGTGAAATGATGGACTTCGACCAAGCGTTCGAGCGTCTACGCGGCCACGAGGGCGGCTTCACCCAAGACCGCACGGACAGTGGCAACTGGACGGGCGGCGAGGTGGGGCTCGGCACCTGCAAGGGCACGAAGTACGGCATCAGCGCGGCGGCCTACCCCGGCGAGGACATCGAGCACCTGACGATCGAGCGCGCCCGCGAACTGTACCGGCGCGACTACTGGGGCCCGGCCGGGTGCGACTGTGTGCCGGACGCCATGCGCTTCGACCTGTTCGACATGGCCGTGAACAGCGGCGTGAAGGCCGCCGTCCGCGCGCTGCAGAAGGCGGCCGGCCAAACCGAAGACGGGGTGCTCGGCCCGCGGACCCTGCAAGCCGTGCAGAGCATGCCGGCCCTGCGGCTCGTGGCGCGGTTCAACGGCGCCCGACTGCTCCACGTCACCGAAGCCCGTGCCTGGCCGAGCTACGGCCGCGGCTGGGCCCGCCGCATCGCTTTGAACCTGCTGGAGGCCTGACATGGACCTGACCTGGCTGAAGACCATCGCCCCGACGGTGGCAACCGCCCTAGGTGGCCCCTTGGCCGGCGTGGCCGTGCAGGCCGTGGGGTCCGCGTTCGGGTGGACCGACGCGACCAAGGACAAGGTTACCGAGGCGCTGACCGCCGGACAGTTGACCGGCGAGCAGATCACGCAGCTCAAGCTGGCCGAGCAGACGCTCGTGCAGCAGGAGCGTGAACTCGGGTTCAAGTTCGCGGAACTCGACATGCGGGACCGGGACAGCGCGCGTCAGCGCGAGATGTCCGTGAAGGACAACACCAACAAGGTGTTGGCCTACGCCGTGGTGGGCGGGTTCCTGGCGCTGGTGGGCTCGACGCTGCTCGGCTTCGCCAACGTGGACAGCGCGCTCGCCGGCACGCTGGTGGGCTACCTCTCGGCCAAGGCGGAACAGGTGCTCGCGTACTACTTCGGGTCCACGCGGGGCAGCGCCGAGAAGACCGCTTTGCTGGCGCGGGCGAACCCGATCAAGTGACTCGAACCGCGCCGTACTTCACGAAGAACGGATACATCGGGAAACGATTCCCCGCTAACGTTGCGCCCTCAGTACCGCGCAAAGCGCAAGAAGGAAAGAAGTGAAGGTCTCCCTGCCGGATGTCGTTGCCGTGATCAACGACGCGAGTTCCCTGATCGGCGCGCTCGCGCCCTTGGTTCATGAGGCGATGGTCGCCGGCCGAACCGACATACCGGCGCAGGCCCTGGCCGACGCCCGGGCCCGCCTAACGATGAACATCGAGGCGCTGGACGCGCTGCTCGCCGAGCGCAGCTAGACGCGCCAGACGACCACCCGGGTCGGGCCGAACCGGGCCGTCGCCTGCCGGATCATGTCGGCCGTGCCGCGGCTCTTGCCGTCCCACACAGCAACCAGCGCATCGGCGTATTCAGCCATGCGCTGGTTCCGTTTTGGGCCCGCGGCGCGATCGAGGCGGCCCGGCGCCGGGTACCAGTTGGCCGGGAACGGCCGCACCGGGATGCCGCGCTCGGCCGCCCACTGCTCGCCCAGCGTGTCGACGCCGGGCGCCTGGCCGCTGACCACTTCGGTCGGTGGGTCGAGCACGAGCAACGCCGCTTCCATGGCGTCGCAAACGTGCTGGTACTCGTTGATGTCGCGCCCGCCGGCGATGATGACTTTCATGCCTTGACGCCCCCGTAGCGGTAGGCGAGGAACCCCGCGGCGCAGGCCGCGGCGATCGGCAGCAAAGACGGAGGGATAGCGGTGGTCACGACGAACGTGGCCATGCCGACGCAGATGCCGGTATGGATCGGGCCCATGGTGGTCCTTGAAGTTGGCGGGCCGCGATCATATCGCCGACAACTTTGGCTCCCCAGCGTGGGATCGAACCACGGACCAACAGATTAACAGTCTGCTGCTCTACCGCTGAGCTACTGGGGAATTGATATTTGCCAGTGGCAAATATTCTGCTGTTTTGGCGTTTCTAAGTTGTTGATTCTACAGCCAGAAAATTTCGCGCCGAGGGATTAACAGTCCCGGGTTCGATCTGCCCGGAAACCCGCGTGGATACTCACTATCCGGGGTGAGCGTGGCAAATATTATGGGCCGAAAAACGCGGCCGATTGGCCGCGTGTTCAGAGGGGAGGCGGTCTAGTTTTTGCCGGGTTTCTGCGCCTTCAAGCGGCACATGGGAACTGGGCTGCGTTCAGGGTGACGCGGTAGCGCCCGCCCTTGTCGCTGTGTTCCTTCGCGCAGTAGCGGCGGAAGGCGGCCTCGTGCAGCTCGCCGGGCAACATCTCGATGCTGGTGCCGATGAGTCCGCCCTTCCATGAGCCCTTCTGCGTGCCGACCTCGGCGCTGAAGTGGATGTCCAGGCTGCGCCTCACCTTGGGGCTGCGGAACAGCGACAGCCACTTGAACCAGCCTTCGCCGAAGCGCCACTCCCGCTCCTCGATGCGGGTGGTCGCCTGGATGACGGCGCCGTCGTAGTCGGTGATGCTGAAGGCGACAGTGGGGCAAGCCTTACGCTGGCGGTCCATCTCCTCCCACTCGCCTTCCTTCCAGCGACCGACCCGCTGCGGCTCGGTCCAGAAGTGGGCCCCGGCCGCGTCGTAGAAGCTGTGCCGCACATGGCGCCACTGGGTCCAGGGCAGGTGCTTGCTCCAGCTCTTCGTCGTGGTGCTGTCGCCGGTCTGCGGGCCGAGGAACACCTGCAGAAACCCGTCGCTGAGGCTGAAGCCGTACTCCTTGGAGTGCACGTCCCAGTAGCCGGCGTCGGGGGACTTCGCCCACTCGTACCGCCCGGTCGGCACCCACTGGCGCCATGGCTTCATGAGCGTGGGGAGGTTGAGGCGCGCCACCCAACCGAACGCGTAGCCCGTCAGGTTGTTGCGCCCGTCGCCATCGTCATAGCCGCCGCCCCCAGTGCTGAAGACAAGGCGCAGCGGGCGCCAGGAAGGGCTGCAGCGGCCCCAGGTCAGCGGGCCAAAGCGATGGTCGTTGTCGGTGAGTCGTGTCATGGGTGATACCTAGGCTTCGTACATCGAAAAGTTAGACGCGGGCCAGGTCGTGGTCGCGCGGGACGGAGAAGCCGGCGGCGTGCTTGTGTCCGCCGCCGCCGTACTGGCCGGCGATCAGCGACACGTCGGCGCCATCCG